CCGCAAAAACGGATGCGCCGGCGCCGTCTTACTCCCTAATTCAATATAAAAACCGTGCCGGCGGCTCGCTTTTCCACTCCGGCTGCTGCTCACCCGCACCCCCACCATAATCACCACCGCGTTCCGCTCCTGCTCCACCACATTCGTCAGCAGTCTGGCCACCAGCTTCTGCCGGTAATTCTGCCCCCACTCCGGATCCTTGATCGCCATCAACCGCCGCCGGGCATCCTCCTCCACAAATTTCCCCACGATCTCCCCATTGGCTGCCAATTGCCGCGCCACATCCTGCTTCACCCCCTCCGGATCCCAATTCTTCCATCTGATCCCCGTTGGCATCACGACCCCTCTTCCGAACTTTGCTCCGGCTGCCGCTCCAAACAATCGATCTCCAGATGCTCGCCCGCCTTGCTCGGTTCCCGGATCCCGTCCACTTCCACCACCAGGTCCTGCACCGTCTCTCGATCGCCCCGTACAATATCCGTCCCGGCCACCACGTATAGCACGTGCGTGATCTTCCGTTCCTCCTGTTGAGCCACCGTCTTCTCCGCACTCGTCGCTGGCCTGATCCTGCACGCGTGCGTACCGACAACCACATAATCAATCGACCAACCGCCCTGTCCGTCCGGCGTCCGTTGCTTTCTGCTATTCGATCCGGTATTATTTAACAAGCTCTCAAAAACGCTCATCGTCGCCTTGCCCCCCCTCTCCCTGGGGGAGAGGGGGCTGGGGGGTGAGGGTTTTATATTCCCTTCACCCGATATTTATTCAAAATATCCTTCTCACTCAGCAACAACATCCGGAATCCACTCGCCCCCATCAATCCTTCACTCACGCCCCCGCCTACCTCACTCTGAAATGACACACTGAAATCGCCCAGGCTCTTACTACTCACCCCCGGCACGCCCTCAGACTCCGCCGTCTTCAGCCCCGCCTGATATGCCCTCGAGGCCGCACGCACGCAAACCGCAATAATATCGTCCGGAATGTCATAATAACCGTGTGTATACGTGATCGTCACGTTCTGGATCCCGCTGGCCCACCTGGTTCCCAACGGCATCCGATGCAGAATCCCCCATTGCCCCAGCTTATAATCCTCATCCGCCGTCAGCGTCTCCTCATCCTCCACCACCAGGCTCACCGTCTGCACCGGCAGCTCCGGCAAAAACAGCCGGAATCCCCCCGGAGAATCGATGGTAAACACGTCGTCGACCACCTCCTCGATGAATTGATTGCAATAATTCCGGATTGCCGCCGAAGCCTCCTCCAGCGCCCGTTGCGCCGCCGTTATCTGCGCCGCCGTGCTGATCTCGAGCTGCAAAAACGCCTCGATATCTGTCACCGTCGCAAAATTACCCATCGTTCTCCCTCAATGCCTCTCGTGTGGCCCATAACCATACTGGCGGCTGGGTGCTGCCCCCCAAAACCGACAACCAAACCCTCCCAAATATCAGTGCTGCCAATCGTTCCCGCCAGGTCAATCTCCAACAAGAAATGCACTGCTCGCCGTCTGTATAAATCGGTAATGAAGAAATCTCATCTTCTTTGCCGGCCGGTGCATTGAGAGTTGTATTTGCAAATCGGTGTTTAATTGGTATCATCATCTCTCCACTGCTCGATCGCCGTCTGCGCCTGGCTGCTCAAAAATCCCAGATCATTCGCCGCCCGCAGCTCCTCAAACGTTTTGATCCCTCTCGCCTGCAGCGCCCTCGCCGTCGCCGGCCCAATCCCCTCGATCACCGTAAAATCATCCAAAGGAGCCGCCTTTTCCTCCCCGGCGGCCTCGTCGGCTGAAGCCATACTCCCCCTCCCTGTGGGAGGGGGTTGGGGGGAGGGAGAATTCCCCTTATCCCCCCCCGGCCGCCGCATCTTATCCCCACTCGCCGGCCGCTTCTTTTTCTCGATCAGCCCCTGTGCCACCGCATCCGCTTCAAACATCTTCACAAACCGGCCCGGCTGCAGCTCCACTCTCACCAATTTGCCCTTCTTCACGTTATCCTCCTGCCTCGTGATTGACCACGTATCATAACTATTGATTACCGCCACGCCGCCGACCCCCTCTCATCTGCTCGAATTGCGCCAGCACCCGTTCCTCGTCACCTTTGTGAACCTTCACAAATCGACCCGGCTCCACCTCCACCGCCACCAGCGGCCGCCCCGCATTCGGCGACGTCGGCCGCACGCTGCCCCTAACCCGTACCTGGCTCCGCATATCGAGTCGACTTCTGTTTCCCTTCACTTCCGCCAGCCAGCTCCGTGGTAGCACGCACAACCGCGGCTTTACCCGATAAAACGCCCGCAAAAATGCCAGCCGCTTATCACATCCTGAGCCAGTCGAAGGGTCCACTCCCCCCTCTGGGGGGCTGGGGGGGCTACACTCCTCCTCCCAGGCCGCCATCAATGCCTGCCCGGCCGCATTCCGCCGCACAAATAGCAGCTCGTAGCTATAGAGTAGCACCCGCAGATCCCGCACGATCTCCTGTGTGCGCTCCCGCTCCGCCGGCGTCCCAATATCTTCCGCAGTCGCCCCATACCGCCATAACGGCGCCGCCGCGTCCCACCGCTCCAAAAAATGCCACGCTGCCGGCAGCAAATCCACCGGGATCCGCACCCCCTCTACAAAAAGCGTCTTCTCAAACGGCAATTCAAACGAATCAGACTGGACCTTCTTGATCTTTCCCAACTTGTATGACTGGATCTCCCCCCTAAATACCACGCCAACAGTTTTATTCCCCATCCGGCAATGCCTCCATCGTCGCCCATAACGACGTCCTGGCCCTGTTTGCTTTTGGCTTCTTCACAAATCGCCATTTATGCGGCGTATAAAATGCGTAGGCTTTCCCTCGCTCCGTCTCCGGACAAAACTGGTCCAGCGACCGCAGCGAAAATAACCACCGGTGAGTCGGATCGTCATAGGCATTGTATGCCCTGTGTAAGGGCAATTTGATCACCAACTGGCCGCCCGGCTCCAAAATTCGGTGGCATTCATTCAGGCTGGCCACCAGATCTATATCCAAATGCTCCAGCACCGCCAGCGCCACGATCTTATCAAAACTCTTATCCTCAAACGGCCACGGCAGCACATTCAAATCGTGCACCACCTCGATCTCCGGTCGGTGCTTCACCCGGTCGTGCTGCACCGCCCCCTCGATCAATCGATTACCCGCCCCCAGATTCAGCACTCTCATAGACTCTCCAATAGTTCCGCAAACTCGCTACCCTTGATCGCCCGCTCCACATCCGCCCAGTTGCCGATCAACTCGCTCAAAGGATACGGATTGACCCGTCTCAAATCGCAACCTAGCGGCTCGTAACGCACGCCCAGAAAATTACATATTTTTTTGGTCGTCTCCGTGGGCAATTGGTTGGCCACGGCCATCTCACCGCCCACTACCTCGGCGTAAGTCAGCCGTTCAACCCTCCTCATCGCCGTCAACCGCTTTTCGGCCCATCTATTTCGCTCATCCAGCCCCCGGCACATCTTCAAAAAATGCGCCGGCGCTACCTCCACGCTTACCGGGCCCACCTGCTTAAATGTGTGGGCAGGCCGCTTGAATTGGCCCTTGTCCCGCACCAGCCGGTTCAAATGCACGCTGATCGCCTGTCGCAAAATATTCTCTCGGTACAGCCAGATCACCCACGGCTGCTGCCTGATCAGCCAGGCCCAGATATCCTCATTAAACGCCTGGATATACGTCAGCCGGCACATACTCACCATATACCCGGTCTGATTCAATAGCACCGCCAGAATTTTTCGCCGGTCCCGCTTCAGCATCCTGCACCACACGCTCAAATGGTGAATCGGCTCCCCGCGATCACACGCAATCTGGCTATGATTGCTTAAGCAGTGGGTCAAAAACGTGCCGCCGCTTCTAATAGCTGCCACGATCACTGCCGGCTGAGCCACGTTTTTAGTCTGGTCATTATCCCGTATCATCAATGTCGCCTGCCTCGTCCACGTCTGGTCGGTTCCTGCCGTTCAAACTGCTTCACCCGGGCCCACGCCGCCGGGCTATCGATCCGTCCCGGAATCATCCCCTTCCATCGTCGAGCCATCCCCGGATAATGAAACAGCCCCGCCGTCTCGATCCCCTTCGTATACTTCGGAAACGTATTCCATTGATTCCCCAGCACGTACACCTTTAGCGGATCCCGGTACATCGCCCGGATCAGCGCTCCCTGATCCCGCTGCGCGTGCCGTTCCCATTCCGCCAACCACCGCTTGAAGAAATCCCCGATCCGCTTGTTTCGTCCAAAGGCCCACACCCCGCCGTTGAATTGCAACGTGTGCAACGTGAATATCTCCGCTGCCGTCTCGTTCAGCTCCGCCAGGTTGTTCGACCGCCTGAAGGCGTGCATCGTGTCCATCAAATGCGGGTCTTTGCATATTACAAACTCCCATCCATCCTCGATCAGCTCAAAATAAAATCGGATATCCCCCACGATCTTCGTGTCGACGTCCAGATACAACACCGCTTTCCACGCTTTTGGCGCCAGCTCGTAAGCCTTCAACTTCGCCCGCCGGCCGCCAATGTCGCTGTCCGCCTGGCGGACAAACACATCCTCCGGCCCAATCTTCCGGTCCCCGCACAGCGCAATCGGAATCTCCGGCATATGCTTCTTTGCACTCTGCATCATCTGCTTCGCACATTTTCGGGCCGGATCCCCAAACGCCACGCAATAAATGCCCCTCTTCCCCTGTGGAGTCGTCTCCTGCTCCCCCTCCTTTGGGAAATCAGCTTTCCTCTCCCCTTGTTGGGCCGTCTCTTGCTCCCCCTCCCTATGGGAGGGGGTGGGGGGGAGGGAGAATTCCTCGCTTACTTCCACGTCGCTCATAAGAACAACTCCTCAAATGCCGCCCGATGCTGCTCGCACCAGGCCCCAATCGTAAACGGATCCGTCACCGCCCTCAGCGCCTTCCGGTTCACCGACGGCCGCATCTCCACCGCTTCCGCCAGCGCCCGCTGGGCATCCTTCACATTGCCCCGCCTATAGCGGTGGATGCCGGCCACCTTTGGCAGCTCGTCAAACAACCCCACCCCCTTCGGGATCACAATCGACCCCCCACAGCTCAATACCTCCAGCGGTGGCATCGGGATCCCCTCTACCAGGCTGGTCACCACCAAAATATCCAGGCCCTGGTAAAACCCCGGCATCTCCGACCACCGGTACTTCCGGGTTTTCACCGGCCAGCCACGCCCCGAGGCCATCCACGTCACCTTCCGCCCCGCCGGCGAGGCCACCAGCGCCCTGGCCAGGCCCTCCCCCTTTCTGCCATTCGAATAGGAAAACCCACTAAATCCCGCGACTATCCCCCCTCTCCCCTTGGGAGAGGGGCCGGCGGTGAGGGTAAACCGCTCCCGCTCCACCGGCGCCGTTATCTGGGCCGTCGGCCCGTAATCCACCACCGCCGCCCCATACATCGCCGCCGTCACGATCCGCAGGTCCACCTGTTTGGCCACCCGCATAAACAGCTTCGCCTTCCCGTTTCCCGGCGGCTGCGTCTCGATGTGCGTCAAATACGCCGCCACCGGCCTATTAGTAGGCCAAGGCTTCATCAACTGAGCCTCAAAATAACCGCTCAGATAGATTACATCCGCCTCATAGTTGGGCCTGGCCGTCAATTCCCACCCCAGATAATCCCGCAAATACCTCGAAAATCGCGGGATCACCCGGTCCTCTTGCCAATTCCGACACACCACATTAACCGCCAGGCCCATACTGCCTATTGCCTACTCCATATTCCTGGCTCTACGAGCCGCTCGTCAAATCCATCTCAACAAACCCGGTCGGCCGGGTCACGCCCATCGCCGCCCGCAGCTCGCACCGGATCGCCACCATATTCCGGATGAAGAAATCCGCGTGCGAATCGCTCACCGCAATCGTCGCCTGTTCCCGGTCCCACAGCACCATCTTCCGCCAGTTCCCCAGATATCCGGTACCCTGGGTCAGGAAGAAACTCTGCGCCACCGGCACGCCCCACAGCGTCGGAGGCCCTTGCCGCATCGGACCACCCCAGTAATATTGCCCGTTCGTATCCTGGAGCAGATCAAACGCTTCCCAGTCCTGCGGATTCAGCAGCCACGCCGTCGGCATTTGTCGCCCGTTGATCAGCAGATTCGTAATTGCCATCCTGGCCGTGCGAGCGATGTCGGTGTTAAACGCCTGCACCAGCACCCCGGGCGTGTTGGTCAACCCGGTAAAATTCTCGCCCACGCCGTTGCCGTTAAGTAATTGATCCTCCAGCTCCTCATTTACATCACTCCGCAGCTCACTATCGATCAGGCCCCTTAGTTGGTTCGCATCCGCCAGGGCCCGGGTTGTCGCCGGGATCCACACTGCAATCGTTTTCACTGGCGTGTTTACCACCAGCCATCGAACCGTCCCTTCCGGCTTCTCGCCGCTCACCTCGCCGGTCGCTCCACTATAATCGGTCACATTCGCCTCGGCCACCGGCGTCGCCTGGGTCACTTGCCTGGTTTGCTGCACAAACTCTACCAGGTCGCTGCCGGTCTGCCGCACGTCGATCAAACTCCGCAGGGTCAGCGGATACCGTCCAATCTGTTCGTAGATCCCGGTCCGATCAGTCACCACAAACGCCCCGGCGCTCACATCGCTGGTCCCGGTGATCAATTCCTTCCGCCCAAACAACTCAGAGCTCTTGATCTGAATCGGCGGCGTAGTAAAGCCTTTCACGCTGATCTGTCCGCCTGGCGCGTTCGCTTTCAACCAGCCCTGCCATACTTCAGAATCAACAAACTGCCGCCCCAGGCTCACATTCTTCATTCCCTGCTGGATCGCCGGCGGCAGCCCTCGCCGCTGTTGTTTCTTCCCGGCCGCCGTAAACATATCGTCAAACTTATCGATCTCCGCCGTCAGCGACTCGTTCTTTCGCTCCTTCTCCACCTGGATCTCGATCTCCCGCACCTCATCCAGCGTCTTCTCGATGGTGTCCCGTTCCTCCTGGCTGTACTCCCGCTCCTCATCCACCACCTGATCCCGGATGGCCTTGATGCCATCCCACTTTTCCTTCATTTCTCCAATCAACTGTTGACTTTTTAACACCTTATTCCTCCGTTTCCAGCATAATAATGGCCATCTCGGCCAGATCAATTCTTGTATTCAAATCAACATCGCTCGGCTTACCGTCATTTCCACCGGAATCCTCCCCGGCTTCACCGGTCTCGCCTTCGTTTTGCCCATCACCGTCGGGGTTTCCCCCCCTCCCTGTGGGAGGGGGCGAGGAGGAGGGATCACTCCCGTCCTTCTTCTCCTTGATCGTCGTCGTCCTGGTGTTAATCCCCGCCCCTCTGGTTACCGGACTAACCCCCACCACGTCCAATTTCTCCAAGATCCGGTCCGTTCCATCCTCTTCGGGCGGATCCAACCATGACGACTTCAAAATATCAAATGTATAAGACCACTCCGCCAATGGGCCCAGATTTTTTACCGTCTGGTAATTCTCCTTACCCACTTCAGTATCCAGGAAAAACTTCCCCTCGATCCACGCTTCATTCTCATTCGCCTGAATCTTCCCCATTCCGGCCGGCAGCGTCCATCCGTGATTCCACGGCTCCACCACTACCTCCTGCTCCATAAAAGCTCCCGGAATAGTCTTATCCATATCGTGATCCACTACATTCAGCGTCGCAAACACCGCCCGAAACTCCCCCGGCTCCCCATCCGCCTTCAATTCCATCGATGCCCTAAACGTCTTCCGCTTCCGTTCCATTTCATACCCTTTCATTAATTGCCGACCGGACCGCCCAATCGCGCCCCGTGGTTTTCGCCCAGGCCTTAGCAACGGCCCGGTCGGTCAATTCCCCATCATCTCGCTTGCATCCGCTGGGCCGATCACCTGGTAAAGGTGGGGAGTGGGGGCACCCCTCCAGATGACCGGCCCACCGGCCGCAAACTAAATTCCTGCCAATACCTCACTCACATCGTCGATGCTCTCCGCCACAATCGCCAGTCCGCCGCACCGCCGCACCGCCATTAAAAAGATATCCTGCGCCTGGCTCAGATTCCCCTTTTTACCCGGCGCCTTCACCTCGATGGCCACAAACCGGCCATTACAACAGGCCAAAATATCACTTACCCCGGCCGATTTCAACACCTGCCCCAGAATCTTCCAGCTCACAAACCGTACGAAGCGCCTGGCTTGGCTGCCCTTGCCGTCAAATGCCATCGCCCCACTATTAATCCGGATCGCCAGGTACTTCTGCATTACCAGCCAATCAAAAATAGCCTCCTGCACCATCTTCTCTGATGTTTTCAATCCAAAATCCCCAATCCAAAACCAAAAATCAAGAAAACTCTACAGAACACAAGCAGTTCGCGTTATTCTCCGCGCCCCCGGCCGGGTCCCCTGGCCAGCGCATTCCATTGCTAAACAATTCTCGGATACCCACCGTCTCCCCATCCATCGCCGCGTGCTCTGCCCGGGGGTCGCTGCTATTCACCCGCCACGTCTTATTTCCCAGATTTCCCGCCCGGGCCGCCTCATGCGCCCCAAAATTACTCATCGAGGTCACCGCCGATACTGCCTCCCGTATAGCCCATACCGTCACCGCCTGGCCGAAGACACCCTTCACCGCCTCCAATGGCTCCGGCTCCAGCAGCGCCCCGCTCACCTGGTCCCGGGTGTAAGTATTGATATTCTCCGCCTGGATCCGGCTATGCTCCTCCAGATACGGTATCATCGCCTCTTCCGATATTTCCACTTCCATCTGGCCGGCCAGCAATTCCGCCCACGCCGAGGCCGTCAGCAAATTCAACCGTAATAGGTCGGCCTTGAGTTCCTCATTCCACCGCTCCGTATCCCACCACACCCCGCCGATATCCGCCTTCTGGCCATCGGCAGCCAGGGCCTTCGGTATCCGGCTCACAATCGCCGCCTCCTGCCGCCGGTAATGCCTGGCCAGTACCTCCACCCACTTTGCTTGATGCCGCTCCCGCAGCTCCGGGTGAGCCGAATCGAACCGCTTCTGCCCTTTTCTCCTCTGCCCCTCCGCTCCCCTGCTCCTCTGCCCGGAATCCGGCGCACTATCCCGCGGCGACGCCTGCCCCCCCACCAGTACATTCAACGGCGTTACCAACTCGCCGGCATCCCCTCCTAATTGAGGTAAATTTTCCCTAGCCCGGCCTTCATCCGCCGTCATCCACGGTCGCCCGATCGCGCTCTGTAGCGCCTTCGTCCGCTCCTCGAAATTCCCCCTGAGTTTTTCAGCAATATTGAATTCAGAATAAATGCCCTCAACGTCAGGAAATTCAGGCTTGAGCTGAAGATCGAGATCCTGTTCTATGCTGACCAGCCATGGCCCCAATGTATCCATATAAAGCTGTTTATGCTGTTCGGTAATATTTGAAAACGTAGCGTGATCCAGAATACCCACCAGCGGAGGGGGAATGTGGTACGCCCGGGCGCATTCCTCCCGGGTCAGCTTCCGACCGCCCAGATACTCGCTCTCCCGGGCGTTAAAGCTGTTCTGCTCCCATTCCATTCCCTCTTCCAGCACCGCCGTCTCACCGCTATTATTGCCCCCCCCATATAATTCCTTGAACTCCGCCAGAAATCGCTTCCGGGCCGCCTCACTCCACTCCGGCGCCATCGCCGGCCGCTTGATGATCCCGCTCATCCTGGCCGAATTCTTCCAGAATCCCTCCCGGTAATTGCCCATTTCGTGCTCTTCCGCCAGCACTCGCCGTAATGTCTCCAGCGGGCTCAATCCGCTGATCGGGTTTTCCGGGTTATACCCCCTGAAATGCACGATTTCATCCGGCTCAAATGTCTTCAACCTGCCCTCTATCATCACTTCATATTCTCTGGGCACTAGATTACCCATCGGTGTCACGTACTCCGGTGGAATTCGCAGCAGGCTCAATTGATCGTCCTGGCGAATTTTTAATAGATAGGCATTGAAATAAATACCAAGATCAGAGATAATAGATTCCTTGAATCTATATTCCGTCATTTTGTATTTGGCCGGTAGTGGTTGTTTGATGATTCTTGGATATGGATGATCGATCAACCGCACCCGGTCGACGTCAGACACACGCCTGAACACGTGCAGCCCGAGCTGGGCAATATTCCGGGAGAGAAAATCAACGCACGTCCGCACGTTCGGCTGCGTCCGGTATAATGTGGCGTAATCATAATTGAACCGGTCATATAACCGCACGCTCGTCCGCAGCACTCCAGTCGTCCACGGCGGCTTCACCATCTCCAGCCCGCCCATCGATTGCACAAAGGCCATCATATCACCTGCACAAACTCAATATCGCTCATCTGGACCAACACCTCCCCGTCAACGGGCCGGTTCCCCTCACTGTGCAAAATCTGGGCCTGCTTAATGACCACCCACGGCCCGGTCCGCCGCCAGATTACGCCTTTAAACGATGTTCCACTCTTCAGGTTGATAATACTTGGCCTCAAATGAGGATAAGGCCGGAAATAATTCAGGATCTTCTCGATCACACCGTCACCAACCCTCTCTCCTCGTACACGCTCCGCCGGATCTGCCCCAGCCCTGCCGTCAGCGCATCGCTCCGCGCCTCCCAGGCCAGGATCCCCGCCATTGCCGCGTCGATCTTGTGTGGAGAATCAGGCCGCTCCTTATAAATCGTCCACAAGGGCGTCCCCTCCTCATCCCGAATCCTCAAATTCCGCCGCATCGCATTCCCCACGTGCCGCGTCAAATGCTCATTCCCATCATGCAGCAGATCACCGCTCATAATCGCATTGTTAAAGGCCTTGATCGCGTAGGCCATCGCCTTCTGCCGGTTCGTCCACCATTCGATCACCCGTTTCTCCCCAAACCGGCCGGCCCACTCCGCCACCAGCGATTCCCAATACGGTGGATCGCAGTACATCCGCCACACCTCGTACATCTCGAAGACCTCGGCTACCACCGCCTCTACGTCATCCGCCGGCACTTCCCAGCCTTCGATTCTGGCCTGTGGCTCTTCCCACAATCCACATAGCCACTGGAATCCGGTCACGATTTCGGTGGCTACCAGCGCCGTGCTATCGTGCCACCGGCCGCCGTCGAAGCCCAGCGTAATCAATGCTCCCGGCTGTGGCCTATAAGTCTCATCGGCCAGTTCCTTCCAGCGTTCTATATCAAAAGCCCGCTCGCTGGCCCTCACCAATCGATTAAGCCACACCCGCTCTAGGTACGTTTTGTCCGCCGTGGGATCCCGCCATTGCTCGCAAATACCATCGATGTCGCTCCACGTCGCTGCCGGCCCGGAAGCCTCCATCACCGCCGCCCTGATACCTTCCGGCGTCGTCAAATCGTGTTGATCGCTCGCCTGCCGGTGAAAAAAAAACAGCCGGCTATCCTGGATCGCTCCCGATGCCACCTGTCTCGCATAATCCATCGTATCCTCGGCCACGCTGCCCTCACCCGGGCCCGGGGCCGTCGTAATCTCCAGGCTCCACGCATCCGCCTTAAATCGCTTCGGAATATTGGCCAGCATCGTCCGATGCGCCGCCTTCAGCCTGGGTATATTCAGCCGGTGCGTCTCATCAAATATCTGGAACGTGGTCCGCGCCCCATCCCGCGCATCCGGCGCCGTCGACAACGATTGCGCCTTCCCGTCGCCCCAGATCCGCATGATCCGTTCCAGCCCGATATCAAAATCGTTGGCCAGCACGCTATAGCTCAAAATAACCCGTAGAGCGTGATAGGCCAGCTCGTCAGATTGCTCCTCCGTATAAGCCACCATCGGGATATAGGGATCCGTCACCCCCACCCCCACCGGCTGTCCCTGGGCGTCAAAACCATCACACCTCACCGGTCCGTCCGGATGCAGCTCCACCGCCGCCAACCAGGCCGCCAGCTCCGTCTTCGCCGTACCCTTCCTCAAGGAGATAGCCACCCGCTTGAACCGTCGCCGCCCCGCCTGCGGATGCCCCTTCGGGAAAACTTCATACATCCGCCAGATAAGCGCCCGCTTCTCATCATCCAGCCGCGCCGGCTCGCCCCGCAGGTCACCCGGTCCAAATACCAAATACTCCTCGATGAAGTCACATACCTGGTTACCCAGGCTCGGATAAACCGTCTTATCCTGCGGCACTACCAACGTCGTCATGCTAATACCCCACGTGGGTCGCTCACCTGTTTAGCCCGCCGGCCCCGATTGATCTCATGCTTGTTTAATGCTTCCTCCGTTTGCACCACCTGCCATTCCAACCGCCGGCGAGCTAACGGCGTCAGGCCAAATTCCCGCTCCAGTAGCCGGATCTCCCTCGCTACGGCCAGGTCATCCGTCTTCCAGAACTCATCAACCAGCTTCACCAGCCGGAATAGCGCCGGCAAATCGGCCCGCAAATACTCGTATCGCTGCGGCGACGACCAAACATCATCCCACCAGCGCCTGGCCATAAAATGGAATCCCTTACCATTACCCGGCAGCCGCGGTTTCTCCTCAATCGGATTCGTCTCCGCCGGCAACATCGCGCGCGACGCCGCCTTATTCGTCCGCTGCCTCGTCGCAGGATTTTTAGGAATCGGTCCCGGCATAATCACCCAATCCCGTAGAGATAAAAATCATA